TTGCCAAACGAAACGTAGACCCTTCCACCTTGCCGATGAGTAGCGGCGGGAGACCGCCGGCAACTGGATTATTTCCGGAATTCGTCTTGATCGTCAGAGGAGCGCCGCCATTGAAGCTGACGGTAACTGGCGAACCCGGATTGGTCGTCAAGATCGTTAGCCAAATCTGCGCACTGGCTGAAATTGGCTGAGAAGAAATAGCGTTATATGCATTTGGTGCGCCAGTTCCATCATCCTCAGCGACAATCACGGAATACGGCAAATCCGCCACGCGGCTCCACGATCCGGTTCCGGCGCCCCCGACCTTGCGATAGATGCCGTTGAAATCTACAGCATCGTCCTGAATGACCCATGCGCTGTCATTCTCCGCATGCTGCAAATCTGCGTAGAGCTGCACACGCGTAAGATAAACGCCACCGCCAGATGTGCCGATCGCTGTCACGAAGCTTTCCAGCCAAGCCGACCATGCTCTGGCTTCCGACTTCTTGACCTGCTTCTTTCCGGACGAGGGATCGCCGGGTGTGTTGTAGTCCGCAAAAACCTGAGCGCCCGTTGGTGCTGTGATCGGCATGGTTTTTCCTTGTCAGGTAACAGTGAAGGGTCCGGTCGGCACTGCGGCAGCTGCCGTACCGGATGCATTGATTGAGACGACGAAGCCGAACTTGGCCCCGGCACTGAGCCCGGTGACCACGCGGCCATCACTCAAGTTTGGGGGGCCGTACTCGGTGGCAACTAGGGTAGCACCCGACATCGAGTTGGCAGTGTTGATATAGATCCGCACCGCCGCATAGTTCGCACTATTGGGAGCAGTCCATGTGAAGCTCGCTTGTCCAGCACCAGGCGTCGTGACGCCAACGCCGCTTACGACGGCCGGAGGATTGGGGTCTGCAACAGCGGTAACGGTCACGTAGTCCGTCCAGTCGGACGACACACCTGCAGCCCAAGCGCGAAGCCTGAAGCGATATTGCACACCATCGGCTAGGTAAGTTGACCTCACCTGATCGACACCGGCGGCCGATGAAATGGCGCTCTGCGGCCCTGTGGACCCGCTAAGCCTCTCCCACTCCATCTCGTAGGTCAGCTCATCCGAGACATGAGCCCACGATCCAAGACCATACGCCGCAGAGGCGCCGCCAGAAACCACCTCCTGCTGGATGATGACGCCGAATCCGGTCGGAATTGGTACCCCGCCTGGCGGGAGCACAACAACCGATGATCCGGGAATACCTTCTTCAGTTGCCGAGTTGAATTCGTAGAGATCCGGCGGAACGACTATTCCGCTTAAGGTGATTGTCATTTCGCGGAGAGATATGACCGGCTTTTCGGTTATCTCGATTACCGCGTCGGCTAGTTTTGGCCCATACTGGACGCGGATGAACCGCTCATAAGACGGATCGTTATCCAGGTCGAAGTGAGCCGTTAGAGCAACGCGCATCCCATTGCGCCTGATGTAGCGCAGCTTCTGGAGCCTTTGGATATGGTTGTGCGACTGCACCGCCACATTGTCGACGGTCACCGTCCGCTGCGTATCCTCGCCGATGTAGGGGTCGCCGTAGATCGCCGCATCGTTGGTGTTGTAAAGGTCAGCCGGATCGGTGTAGCGGCCGCGCACGGCAAGAACCGTTGTCGATGGGTCGACATTGGCATTCAGACTGAACGCAGTGATTTCTGCACGCGTCAGTGTAATCGTCGGCTCATAGTATTCGCCGCCATGAACGCCCACGGTCCCATCCGCGCGCTCATAGACGACAAGTTCACCGGCCTCGTCGATCGTCCTGCCAACATCGGCAGGATCGCTATTGGCGCGAAACCAAAACCCACCATGGTAGAGGCTCTCGACTCCGCCCGAACGGTTTATAATGGATCTGTCCGCAATGTCGGCAGCATGCCCCCAATCAGGGAGATACATTTCCGCCAACGACAGCTTTCCACCATAGGGGCTCGTTAGATGCCAGAGGCGGTGCAGCGCGAGATTGGTCGTGTAGGCATACCCACCGCCGCCGCGCGGATCGTAGATATCAGGATTGCCATCGAGAATAGACGAGTGCTCAGGCATCTGGTTAGGAAAGATCTTGAGGAAATCATCCGCCTTTGCCGTTTTGCAGATCATCTTCACGGAGGCCAGACCGTCGCCTCGGTGATCGACGGTCCAGATCGATGGAAACGCAGCGACGACATCACTATAAGCCGTTTCCGCCGGAAGGCCGTTTCGAACCTCGATCGTCACATAAGGCGTGTTCTTAGGGTAAAAATGCGCAGGCGAGACGACAACGGTTGCCGAAACAGATACCGCCTCGTCATGCAGGTAATGCTGCACAAACCCTTGGATGCGGTGCCCCGCAGGAACAAGTACATGATAGGCATTGCCGTTGATCTCTTCGAGAAAGGCATAGTCGCTTGCCTTTTTCACCCTGCCGAGAACGATAGGCAAAGAAGGCACTGGCTGCTTAAGATTGTAGGTCCCGTCTTCCGGCTTCGGGACCGCCTGCTTTGGCGCCAAGGCCTTAGACAGAGCCGCAGCACCGAATGCGATGCCACCATAGAGGAGCGCGTAGGTACCCACAAAAAGCGCGTTAGCGGCAAGCACCGTCGTTCCGAACGACGATACAATTAGCGGGATAAGCTCAAGGCCTGTCATCGACGTTAGATTTCCCAGATTGCCAGAGCGCCGGCCGCCATAGGTCCAACGCAATCTTTGTAACGAACCATCCAACGGGCGCCGTTGAAGATCGCGCCGAATTGCCGCTGCATGTTGTTGGCGCTGCCGATGACGCCGATCGCGCCGAGCTTGGGCTCGATGAGCTTGCGGCCCCGGATAGTGTCGACGCAATTTTCAACGACAGGCACAACCCCGCCTGCTCGGACGACGAGTTGCTGGAATTCCTCTTCCGTCTCGAATGTCTCACGAAGATGCCGTGCGGGATCTTGATGACCAAGCCAGATAGCCCACGAGGCGAGAAACAGGCAGCAGTTGACGCTCGCAGGTTCCCAGGGCTTGCGCTCGTATGCGCAGAGAAATTCGTCCAGCGTCCTCTGCATCACCAGTTCGGCCACCGTACTGTCTTGTCTTTAAGGGCAGGCATACGCTCGCAAAAGCGATCGTCTGGTGCGGTCGGATTGAGAACACGAGCACGCGCACGCTGATCAACGTCTGACAGGACCGCACCACTGGTGATCGCCAGGAGCGTGAAACGGTTCGCGATATCGATCTTTATCGTCGACCGAATGCCGCCATCTTCGGCCTGGTCGACGAAAGTCAGATTGGCGATCTTGCCGGTAAATTTTACCTTCGGAGATCCGCTTGGCTGCTCAAACTTATCGAGCTTCTGCAGCAGAATTCTAAACCGCGATCCAACAATGTTGCCGGTCTGGTAGTCGGCCCACACCGCATCGCTGGTCTTTCCGTCAATCCCTGACACGATCAATGACAGCGTTGCGGCTTCACCGTTGATCGCTGCCTCGATTTGAGGGAGCGCGTCATCCGTCAACTCACAAGCGCGATACACATTGCCATCGCGATCTATGAACTTGCCACCCGAACCGTCCCACCAGCGCAACACGGTTGACGGCAGATCTACCTGCGCCAGAATTCGAATGCTCGACATCGCTTGTCTCGGGTTATGCCAGGTCGTTCCAATAATCTGTCGCCTCGACGAAACTGACGCTTGGGCGGCTGTTCCGGGCGATGGCGTCTTGTCTGATATCCATTGATCGGTCGTCGGCGAGATGGCACAGGCACGTCGGACGATCGAAATTCATTTCTGCGCCATGGGGGATAAGCTCCCTCACGGTGGGACTGATCGATACAGTGATGAGACTGTCCTCTTCCGCCTGAATAAGGCCAATCTCATAAAGCGCGTGATTGTAGGAAAACCGCGCCCCAGCAAGGTTTTTGTCAGCATTAACGACCCGCAACCGGATAGTCGTCACGCCGACCGGCGTCACGCCGTCGCTGACAATGTCGATCGCATTCTGCTGCCACCCGACTCCGTCGTCGAACATCGTGCCGTCATCATGCGGAAGAACTGCCATAGGCTCGAAAGTACCGTTGACATAAGGAGCACTGAGAGCGGCGCGGACAGGTACGGCAATCAGCCCCGCACGACCGCCGAGGGACTGCCTAACCACCTGCCACGAACGCCACTGGTCTCGAAAGCGGTTCTGGATAATGACGTTACTGTAATCGATGACCCAGTAGCCTAGATCTGTCCTGGTCACCCTCTCCACGCCACCAAGAGATCTCCCGCCACTGCGCGAATAAGCGACAACGTTTGCCGCTATCTCCTGCGGGCGCAGGACCTCGAAAGGCCATTCGATGATATCAGCCATTGCGATAATCTCTGCCGGCCACGTTTGCTTGGTAGTTCGCCACCGTTGGAACAACCTGGCGATTGGCTGCAGTCGCGATGCGAGGTGCGGCATCCGATATGCCGGCGTCGCTGACGGATTTTACAAAGGGCAACAGATTGCCGCTTTCGTCGACATCGACACCCACAGTGACATGCACCTGCTGTCCACCGACCTTCGTTCCCTTTGGCAGCACGACTTCGCCACGTTCCAAAATGGCGGGAACCTCGCCTGCGCGAAGCGCTGGTCCACCAGCACTGGAGGTGCCAGTGTGGTATCGCTTCGCTCCGGCAAAAACCGAAGGAGAGACGGCTCGACCATGACCGTACCCGTCTGCGCCAGCCACGCCACCGGCGTGAAGAATACCGGGGATCAGGAAGCCGCCAAGAAGGCCGCCGCCTTTGCCGCCTATCCCCGCCCCAAACAAGCCCCCGCTGAAGAGGCTATCAAGTGCCGAGTCCAACATCTTGTCCACGACCTTATCGAGCGCGCTTGCAAGGGCATCGGACGCCGACTTTCCTTGCCTTAAATCACTGATAAAGCCACCGAGAACGTTCTTTCCGATGCTCTCTAGCTCACGCATCGCGTCTTTATTTCGCTGGAGCGCATCCTTCTCCGCATCGATTGCCGTCACAAGTTCTGAAATACGCGCCTTCTGCTCGTCAGTCGCCGCAGCACCGGCGCGGCGAAGAGCATTAGAAACGTCTCGCTGCTGGTCTGTCTGCCCAAGTGTCTGCTGCTCGAATTCGAGCTGCTCAATCAGCTTCTTCACCGATTCAGCTTGCCGATCGGCCGCGGATTTTCCACCGCCACCGCTCCTCGATTTCTTGCCAGTGCCATAGATGTCGGCGCTCGTGACACTGAGGTCGCGCGCTGGATTGGCGCCAGGCGTGGGAACATCACCCCCTGGAACAAATTGGTCCTGAGTGAAGATCTTCCCATTTTCCGAGAAGACGGGCGATAAGGAGCCTAGCGCCGGCCCATTCTTACCCGTGGTAAGCGCCTGGATCGCCTGCTGGCGAAAGACGGCGGCTTGAGCAGCAGCGCCGGCGATCGTCTGGGCAAGATTGCCGAAAGCACCTGAGAAGGCGTCGAGCGCAGGAATGCCGGTCTGGCTGATGGCGGACGCAAGGGCATCCTGCACATCCTTCATCGCCTGCGTATTTTCTTCGCCGCTCTGGACGCTGCTGGAAACCGCGTTCCACGCGGTTTGCAGCTTAATTATCGTTTCGTCTTCAGCTCCCGCGAGACGCAGATCCTGGACAAGGGCGGCAAGCTCGACATTGAGGTCGGAAACCTGAGACCGCGCCACATCCCATTGCTGGCTGGCAAGAGTGTCGGATGCCTTTATCAGGTCGGCGCTCGCCTTCGCCCTGTCGAGTTCGTCGACGTAAGCCTTGAGAGCCGGAACTGCGTCGCCCCACTGCTGAGCGACGGCCGCAATGAGATCGGCTTGCTGCTTTAGCGTTTCTTCCGATTTCGCACCATCGGAAAGGACGCTCGCGAAATACTGAACTGCCGTACCGCCCAGGGCGATAATGGCAATCGTCGCGAGGGACACCGGATTGAGCATGGACGTAAAGGCGCCGGCCAGCGCACCAACCGCACCTTTCGCACCGGTCTCGCCGAGAGCCTGCGTGATCTGCGTGCCCTGCTGAAGCGCGATCTGAAACGGCGACTGCCCACCGGCCAGCTGGACGCCAATGTCGTTCAGCTGGGCGGCGAGATTGGCCGTTTGCACCTTTGAGGCAGCTACCGCGGTCGTGACACGCTTCGCGCCTCCCTCGATCACCGTGAAGGCACGGCCACCGGATGCGGCGAGCTTGTTGAAGCCATCCGTTCCAGTTGCCCCGATACCATCAAAGCTCTGCTCGATCTGCTTCGTTCGCTTGGTGGTATCGCCAACCAGCCGATCGAGCGCACGCTGCATCTGACGCACATCGGCGCTGATCGATAAGACCAGATCTTCCGTATCACCCGCCATCAGCTATCCTTGCTTTTCAGCCAATTCCAGAGTTCATCCTCCTCGGCAGAGGAGAGCTTCTTGTCGCCATCAGGGTCTTTCGATTGAACGAAACCGTCGAGCGCCGCCATGAACTGCCAGACCGAGAGCCTATCGACCTCGGTCGGCGACAAGCCCATTACGATCCCGTTTCCGTAGAGGGCGGCAAATCTGAGCTTTCCGTTTGGGAGCGGAGGATCTGATTTTCCGGATTTGCCGCCTCGGGTTTTTTTCCGACGACTTCCTCGCTGGTGCCGACAACGCCGGCGCCAAGAACTCTTTGGGCGATGACGAGGTTTTCGAGCGGCGGCCGTTTCTCGACATAGGATTGCACAAGCTTGCGCGCCGGTATCGGCTCCATGCCGCCGCCAATCAACCCCAGACGGATGACATTCGAGATCTCCTCGACCTTCCAGCGTCCCGTCAGCAACCGATCGAGGATGACATATGGGCCTGCGTCGCAAGCCTCCTGCAGCTTGATCAACTCACCCCAGGCAAGGCGGAAAACGTAGTCTCCGTCCGCGAAAGGAAGTTCGATTGTTGCGTCACGGCTCATGGTCAGCTGATCACGCGGACCATTTCGCCATCGGACTGCATCGAGACGTTATTGGTAGCGCGCTCGCCGTTGTTCGCGCCGACTTCCATGGTCTCGACATGCATGTGCCCGGTCCAGGTGATCGTCTTGTCTGGAAACTCCCATTCGACCTTCACCGGAACGGAATCCACGTCTTCCCAGGCATCAAGCCAGGTCTCGACACTTTCGCCCGCCAGGACGCCTTCACCGCTGATTCCCATT